TTACCATCGTGATAACCTTCCATACTTTTATCGTAGACAATAGTATCTTCGTTTTCACTATCAACAAACACTTGACGTTTCGCTAAGTTAGCTTGTTGTATCAACCAATTTTTTACAATCATTCCAAAGTATGAAAAAGATTTTTTACCACTAGTGTGGTCAAACTTGTGGATTTTTTCATAGAGGTGCGCCATTGCTTCGTGCTCAATGTGCCGATAGTCAGACAAGATTTTATTAAAATTATATGTGTAGTAAATGTTTTCTATTAGCTTTTTGAAAGCTGGATAAATTGTATCTTTATAAACCTTGTGCCTATCGTGCACACTTATGTCACTATTAAAATAAACAATGGCCTGTTCTTGATCAGTGCCCCAATATTTCATAGTATACCTTTCATTTACATTTACACACTATTTTAATAATAATAATTTATTTTCTATACTTCTAATTATTTTACTCGTCCAAGTCGGCTTGTTTGGCTCGCGCTGCAATGTCATTAAAATCAACAGAAACCGTAGCGTCACCACCGTTGCCAGTCGGTAGACGTAATCCTCTACTTATCTCAGCAAATCTTCGTATACTTCCCTCGCCCTTGTAAGCCAAAGGATTTATTCGTATATCGTTTTGAGTATACTCTACTAACTTACATTCTATGGTAGTTGTAAAAGAAGTAGGTGTCACGCTTTCATTAATGCTATTTATAACGTACAATCCTTCTACGCCAGACAATAATCCTTTGAGGTAAATGTAATTAAACACATTTAAATTTGTTGTTCCATGTACTGTTAAAGTTACTGTTCTTAAATAAGTGTTTAAAATATTTCCGTAAAACCTACTACCTTGTAATCTTTGCGCCCTACCTGTCCGTGCAGCATCTTCATCACCTATTCCTTGTGTTGCATTTGTTTGTGGTATTAAGCCCTCAAAATATTCACTTTGTAATGCCATTATCTTTGCAGAAAGTTTTACATTTTGGGACATAAGGTCTTCAATAAATGTTTGAGCCGTTTTTTGAATTATTGGTTTTTGTTGATTAGTTAATAGTTCTCTTAGTTTGTTAGTATTGACAGTAGTTTGTTTCACACCGTGAACTTGATCTTCATTAACTATTTTTAATTCTTTAAGGTCTTCAATTCCACCTACTGGCCCATCTTGCAAAATTTTAACAATGTCATTTAAAATGCCGCTCTCGTCTAAAATGCCAGGGTTTGCATTTAGTACACTACTTATGTCTAATGATGCACCACCCATAACAGTTGGAACTCTAAAGTTAGCAAAAGCGTTTCCATCAATCTTTGAAGACATTTGAAAGTTTTCTACAAGAGAATCGCCAGTGCCAAAATTACAAACCATAACTTTTTCTGATTTAGTATAACCATATGAACCTTCCCTTTTCAGTGAACGTCTAAACTGGTCAACACTGGCTACTCCCTCTCCAGTTACTTGTAAATCAACAGCATCTATTTCATTACTGACTTCTGTTATAACGCCATCTATATTAACTGCATTCACAAAAACATCTATATAAGAAGAGTCAGTTGAAAACGGCCTCATAGATAATCTTAATTGTGGTATTATATCACTAGCTGATCCTATAAGTTTTTTTAATAAACTATGAGATGGTGCACCACCTTCTTGTCTTAACATTTGGTCTACAGCTGCAATAGAAACAGGAATCTCAAATGTTGTTTTTATATCTAAAGATTTAAACGCTGAATCAAAACCCAGCTCTGTTTTTTGTTTAAGTAAAGAAGTACCTAACGCTCTTTGTCTCTCAATTAGTGGTAAGTCCTCTTGTCTCGGAGTAACAGGCACTTTTAGAATATTGTTAATGTCTGGAAAACTTTCAGAAGCTCTTAAATATTGACCCGCATAATTGGTATAAGTCGGGAAACCTCCAAATAATTTATATTCGTAAAGACCTGTCCCGAAAGACATTCCTTGATTTTGTGGGTCACTTACTGGGGTTGTTAAAATAAAAAAATAACTTTTTGCACCAATACCATTATCGTTATTATAGGCTGCTTGATTATTAGATAAGGAAAATCTTTCGGTAACTTTTTGTTTAAGAAGTTGTTGTAATCGTCCTCCTTGATTAGTTCCTCCCTGCAACAGTGTAATGGCCGGGCCGCTGGAGGACAAAAATGGAAAGTTCATGCCGTCCATTGCGATGCTACCACGGGAGGACACATGAATAGAAGGTGGGTTATCGTCAGGATTTTCAATCGGATCTCGCGTGTCAATTTCGGCTTCTGATATTTCTAAGGACATAGCAAGACTTCTTTCAATATTACTCCTCATGTTTGTACTAAAACCATTGTGCCATCTCACAACATTATCTATATAATTTTTTAGAACAAGTGCCTCTTGTTCTGGTGTTTGTATCTCTGGGTCTACAAAATCAGATCGTTTCACATCGCCGATCAATTGATCATTAGAAGCACCTAAATCGACTAAATTTTTATTAATGTTATATATTTGATTATCTAAATCAGTTAAAATCTTGCTTTGTTGGCTTTCTGGTATGGGTATAGTTATGTTTTTTCCGATTATTTGTCTACTTGGTAATTGTCTATAGAAAAACTTAACATTTCCGTTTAAAGAAAGACTCATTGCCTCTAAAACAGAACCAAGAAAATAATAAGATGGCCTCATAATAACATTATAATCAACATTACTAATTGTAGCATTTACATTAGCTATTGTCCCAAGATCCTTTCTTGCTGCAATTTGACTAATCCTTAAACGATCACCTGTAGCATCAATTAAGTCATTTACTAATAATCTCACATCCTGTGGAATATTATCGTTATTTTTAATATTAGCTAATTCTGGTATAAACAATCCACTATCTCTAAAAAGAGGTTTTGGAGTTACTTCTTTATGTATTTCAAGAACTTGTGATGGATTAAGTCTTTCTACATTAAGAAAGTATCCGCTTGTTAAAATATACATAATTCTATTTACAAAAAATTGTCCAGCCCCAACTCTAAGATTGCCTTCTGTGCTTTCTACTACCCTAAAACTATTACCATCAACTTTGCTAGTAACTATTATTTCTGTGCCATTCCTAAGTTCTTCTGCCGAATCGCCCTCAACTTCATTAACAAATTTAAAAATATTATTTTTTCTCTGAAACCCACCTGTTACAAATTGTATCTTATAAATTATATTTACATCATCTCCAGTTTGATTTGCTGTTCTTAATTTTTTAGCCATTATTATTTTAAAAAGAACATCGCCATTTTCTATCGCCTCATCAGGCGATGTTGGCAAAACTGGTACAGTTGGATTTTTAGGAGCAGTAACCAAAGAAGGTATACTTAATATAGATGTTTTTTTTATGGTATCAAAAACTTCTTGATCTAAAACAGAGGTGTCAGAAAAGTTTTCTTTGTTTGGATTTCCTTCTTCACTAAATCTTTCAAAAATTCTTTTTTGTAAATTACTACCAAAAGACGGCATTGATGCAGGGCCCGGCGATTGAAAACTGACTTCAGTTGCTGGAACTAAATTTTTATCCATCAACATTCCTTTAGGCATATTTTTCAATGCATTGAGCATCGCTGCAGCCGTCACTTCTGTCTCGCCTGGGCCTTGAAGTTTTACCAATCTACCATCGTTATTAAATCCATAACCATCTGGTGGAACAAAAGCTAAATCTCCAGCGCCAGCATTCGCATCGTTGTCTCTTTTAACAACATCCATTAATATGTTGTTATAGTAATAGTTCCTTAAATCTTGATTGCCTGGATAATCTAAAAAAGCATCCCATGAATAATTTTTATTATCTGCTTTCTGTTTTTCTGGATCAGGCGGATGTGAATTATCTCGCATTTGTTCAGTACCGAAACTTTCTTTTTCAGAAAAATATGTTATTAGCCGCGTTGTGCCGGTGCCGGGCCGAAGCGAGTTACCCTCTGTATCGGTTCCAGCCTTGCTGTATCCAGCATATCTATAAACTCCGATCCAATATTCCCCGTCATATCTGGGGTTGTTATTCAAAAATATAGAACGTACAAAGCCTGTTCGTCCCATTCCGCCGGTATACCAATAATCAAGAAAATCGTTCTTTATCAAATCACCGCCATAATCATAAGGGGAAGAAATTTGTATATATTGTGGATCTAGTGTATCGGGCTCATAATACGATACACCACGGCCAGATGGGACAAGTGAGTGTGCAAAATATTGTGATTTTCTGTCTGTAATAAATTCACCTCTTATTGTTTTTTTTACTTTATCTTTACTTATAGCATTGTTGTCAACCCAACTTGTCCATATATCTCTACACGCATCGGCCGCTCTCCGAACACCAGCTCTTACTTTTTGAGATACTCTTGTAAATCTAAGCCTTTGTTCTTCTGCTGTTTGTTCGTTTTCTTGTTCATTCAACTCATTAAATAAACCGTTTAACTCATCAGTTATAACTCCACCTCCACTTGCCACCTCTACATCTATAGCGCCCTTAAGATTTCCGTCATTTAATTGATTGTAAAATGTTTTTAACGATGCTTCTAAAGCTGCATTGTTTAATACATTATCATCATCGCTTTGATCTAATTTACTCCACGGAATGCCACTTTGAAAAATTGCCTTTTGTTTTTCTTCTTCATTACTGCCCGGCACTCTATTTAACATTAGCTGGCTTGTTTCGTTTAAACTATCTAATACAGAAGAGGCGATTTGGTCAGTAGTTATCGCACTCATAAAAGCGCCTTGATTTGTAAGAAATCTCAACTTACCTACAAGATGACCAACATTATCAAACTCAAAATCAAAACTATAAAGGGTAATAATTGACGCTGACCAAAAACCATTATTTCCACTGTATAATGGAACATCAACCGATTCGGTATTTCTAGGATCTATTTTGGGTGGATATCCATGATCAGATTCAAAATCACTATTAGCAATGTTCCACCCATGAATGAGTAAAAAATTAGACCTTAACAATAGAAGTTTACTATATTCATATTGGTCGTTTAATATTTCTGGATTCGGCATTGTTATGTTTATGTCGTATTTTATATTGTAAGCACCAGAGGATGCTCTTGATATAGCGACATCTGTTATGCCTGGCGGGCCTTTATAAGTTCTTTCAAACTTACTACTTACTAAGTTTGACCCATACTCAGTTATGTAATCAACTTCAAGTTGACTAGCTACAGACCCAATTTTAGCAACTTTTGAATTAGCATGTAGACCAACTGGCAGCGGCGGCGGGCCTGGACGATTAGGATCTACAAATGTAACATCAGCAACTCTATTTTTTATTCCAGTAAATCTATTAACGTCTAAATTGAATAAGTTGTCATCACTAGGAAAAATAGCATATAATTCTGCAAACGGAACTAAGCTACTTAATCTTACATTATTTGCGGATAGTTTTTGATTCCAACCCCTTACAATACTTCCATAAATAGGATCATTCAATATAGATTGGGTATTGTTTATTTCATTTTGTTGTTCTTGTTGTTCTCCCCCGTATGGTGACGGGGGTGGTGCAGATTCTTCCTGTTCTGGTTCTGTTACTGTTCCACTATTGGCAGGTACTGTCACTACATATTGAGCGGCCAAATTCATATAATCTTCGTATGAATTAAGTTGAGGTAATGGTTGACCTGCTTCTTCTGCAGCCTCTATTGTATTGGCTACATTTCTGCCTGCTTCTGCTATCCTATCTAACACTGTTCCAGAGTTGCTTGAGTCTGAATCATCATCCACGTTGGGATTTGGCACAGGCGCTTCTTGTCCATCTCCGTCTTCACTATAATCTATACTACCAAAATTATCTTCCCATAGTTGTATAGCGTGTTCTATATTTCCAAATGTCTCTAAAATCTCACGCTCTTCATCAGTTATTCTCTCATCTCTTTCATCGCGAAATCGGTCAAAAGTATCAAGATTAAATCCGTTTAATATACGTTGACCTCTTGAATTACGTATAGCTACTAAAGAAGATGGGGTTTTCGATGCTCCAGACATTTTAAACTACCTTATTTTGTATGTTGTTAATAAACTTCTCTACATTTACAGGTATTCTTAGTATTGTGCCTGCTTTTAAATTTTTACCAAAAGGAAACATTAAGTCATTTAGTAAACAGATACACCACCAATATCTACCGTCACCTAAATGTTGTGCAGCTATAGCATCTATTCTCTGGGCTTGATCAAGTTTTATTATTATGTCACTTGAACTCTTTACTTGTGATGAACTAATAGGTGGAAATGTTTCCAATCTTCTTTTATTTGTTTTTGTATCAAAAACTGTTTTAAAATTTGCATACCTTGATGTAGGCATTACTACCTCCTAAAAAATAAAGTCAGTGAATACTTCGTTTGTTCTTGTGCCATCGTTATTAAGAATTTCTCTTTCTATGTCTTGTTTTTGACCAAGACTCATATTTCTCCTAAGTGTATCTATGTACATCTCATCCCTACTACCAGCATAAGCTGCTATAGCAGCCTCTCTCTGTCTGGTAAGAGCGTTACTATCACCTATATCTCCATCTTCATCCAAAGCGGAAAGGAAACTCCTTGCCGCATCTTCAAATGGTCTTCTTCGTTCCACCGTACTAATAAGAGGGCCGCCTTTCGTTGTTAGTGTAGTTCTACCTCTATCACCAACAAGACCGTCAGTTCTTAAAATTGGGCCAGGATAAAAAGCATAACTTCTATCAGGCATATTGTCATGTATAACTGTAAAATTCATTTGAACACTACAGGCCATAGGTATTCTTAATCCTTGTGTTATTTCCCATTTACCGCCTGGCCCTAAGTAACTCCAATCAAATGATAGAGAACGAATAAAGCCTGTTAGGTTAGAAAACATATCTCCTATAGTCATACGGATCAATGGGCCCGCCTTCATTCTTGAGGAATCATCGTAACTTCCATAGGTCTGCTGTGCTAACCAAGTTATTCTTTCATAAAGGTTTTGTAATCTTCTTATTTCATTTGCAAAAACAACAAAAGATAAATCTATTGTTCTATCGGTCATTGTGTATGTATGTATTTGTTCTGTCCTACCAAAAAAGTGTTTTGATGTCCAAGATGGAGCGTAAGATTCACTTAGACTTTGTAATGTTGCTTGCAAAAAACAATACTGTTTATATTCTGGCCCCATGATACCAGCCCCACCTTTATTTACTGTTTCAAACATAAATGGAAATGCTTGAGAATCACCTTTTTCAATGGTCTTTAAAAGGGTTGTTTTATCGCTTGTATAATTATTTGTATCCTTGTCATTTTGTACAGCTGGCAGTAATCCAGCTACGTTCTCTGTTCCATCTGGATCAGCAACGAATACATTGCCCTTAACATTGTCAATAAATCCTCTTTGTTGAGTAAAGGTAGTAGCTCTTTTGGCATCTTCTTCAAACTTAAAAACACTATAATTATCACTTCTTTCATCTGGCCCTTGAAGGTCTGCAATAGGCCTACCGCCCATTGTTCCTTTAGGATTTCTGTTTCTCATTCGTATTGATCTATTCACTAAATAAGATTTTGTGAACGTATCATCATTTATGTTTGATGATTCACCTTCTTCTATTGCAGTGGCTAAATCTTGTTGTTGTGTTACTCCAAGACTAACATTAGCGTGTTCTATGTCAGAAGGCATTAGTAAGTTGCCTTGTAGTCTTTCATCAAGATTTTGTTTAATATTCCAAGTTATAGCAATCCTATTAGCGCCCGGCCTAATCATTTGTAATAATTTTCTTTGTTCTGCTTCTATTTTTTTTAGTGCTAAACTTTCTGCAATGTTCAAACCAAATTCAGATTGTAACTTATCTCCGAATATATAATCTTCCCCGTCAAATGGCGCTACTTGACCAACATTAAATCCAGCTTCACCACCGGCTTTAACAGTGTCTGGATCTGGCACGTTCGCAAGAGTTGTCCCAACAGCTCTATAAAATCTTAACCAATAGTCTTTATTGTTTACTGCAGTTGAGCCAAACACTTTCCATATTTTATCTCTAAGACTTTCCCTTCTTAGGGTTGTAGTATCACCAGAATTAAACTTAACAATGTTTTGACTATAGTACATCTCCTCTAAATTTCTCGGCTTATTTTCTGTTGTTGTGTTAAAGTAATCACCAAAAGATATTGAATCAACTTCGGGCCATGTTCTATTAGTATCATTACTACCACCGATGGGAGTAGAACCAGAGCCTCTTGCGTTTAGTTGTCTGTTTGCAAACTGTCTAAATGGTTGATTAGATGAAAAATTACCCGATTCATTTTGTTCTTTTTGACCAAAAGATACACCATCATTTTCTGTATGCCATGCTTCAAGTATTGTTTTTCCTTTAGCATCTAACATCTCTAATAGTGTAGGTAGTTTTCTTTTTTCTCTTGTTGGCATAGTTTTTTCCTATTATCTTGAATTGACAGTATAAATACCGGCTCTAATGTCATCTGAATTGTTTGCGTTTAATACTGCATTAACTCTTTGACCATCAAGTGTTATTGGTCTATTGGCCATAGCACCTAACATCTGATTCATTCTTTTTATTTCTTGTATTAATTCACCACCATCACCACCTACACCGTTTAATGGCCGAGCGCCAGGAGCGTTCTCCAAAGGAACTAATGCTTCCGGCCCAGCTTCACCTATAAGAGCAACAGTAGGCCTACTAACAATAGCACCAGAAGCTCCTGCTCTTGTAGGAATACCACTTTCCATCTCTGATTCATACTTATTAAGTTCATCAGTTCGTGCCTGACCTTTTATTTGTTTTCCATAAAGAGTTTGAATAAAACTTTGAGTTTTATCTCTTCCATATCTTATTCCAGATGCGTCATAAATTATATCACTTACTTTATCATATAGTTTATCTGGATCTTTTGTTCCTGCAATAAGAATGTTTGCTTGAATAACTCTGTGAGCTGCACTACCTTCTCTAAAATTATTACTCAACTGCATACCTTGTGAAGTTACACCCATTAAATTACCAGCGATAACGTCTTCTATTTTTTGTCTTGCCTTTTTCGGCTTTACTGCTTTTCCTCCAAATATACCGCCCAATACCTTGCCTGCAAAAGCACCGGCTTTACCTCCAAGAAAACTACCAATAAATGGAGCAAAAGGAGCAAGTGGTGTAGAACTCAACGCACCTGTGATTGCTGTTGAGGTCATTTTACCAACACCACCTTGAATAGCAGAAGCCGCCATATCTTTTAGACCCTTACCTTGTTGAAAGGCTTGTATAGCGCCCTCCATAGCACCAGATTTTAAACCGCTCATGCTCTTTATTGATTTACCAAAATCACCAAATGCCTTAGTTGCGGTTGCTCCCAGTTTTCCAAGTGGGCCTTTTTCGTTAAATTCTTGTCTTTTTTGGAAATTTTCTAAACCAGCGTTTAGTTTATCCGTTGCCCCGCTGATGCTATCATTAGCAACCTTAACTTCTGTTCTCTGTGCTTCTAATAATTGGTCACGTTTCTTTACAAATTCAGCTTCGGCTGTTGCCTGTGCATCAATGAATGCATTTTTTCTTTGATCAATTACTATCTGATCTGCCCCTTCTTTTTTTAAGAATGTCATAGCATCATCGTGTTGTTTTTGAGCAGCGGCTTTTTCAACTTCACGTTGTTCTGCTAGTTTTCGATTTTCTTCAATGTGAAGATCAAATAATTTATTTCTATCTTGACTTTTTTTATATAAATCTTCTTTATTAGCCTCGTGTATCTCAATGGCATTTTTAAACTCAAAGGCCTCTTTTTGTTGCGCTGCAGCCGCTTCAGCATCCTCAGTAAAAGCCTTTCCAACAAAACTATCCTTATCACCTTGCATTGCAATTAAAGTTTGGCCAATGGCCTGAGTTAAATTTGCTCCGTCAAGAATGTCGCTATCCCTCATACCCTCCGCACCAGCAAATGCTCTACCAGTAATCTGTTGAAGAAAACCTAAGCCCGTGTCTTTATTCATTTCTCCTGCTTGCATAAAACCAGTGGTAAAACCTGCTTGAACACCTTTTTCAAATTTTCCAGTTTCAATATAGGTGTCCCATGCCGCTTGTGTTCCTACTTCAATACCTTGCCTTGTAGCATCAGATAATTTATCATAGTTTGTTCTTAGTGATGTTTCTAAGGTGTTTGGCAAAATGGTAACCATATCGCTTATAAGTTGTGGTACAGTTGTGCCAGTTACCTCCATATAATTGTTTAACATATTAGCGTACTTGAAGTAATTATTTGCAAAAGGGTCTTTACGTGGATCACCAATAGGTGACGCTGGCCCTCCACCACCCGCACCATCTGGATCACGCGGCCCACCGTCTGACCCATAGCTTTGTGCTGTATAAAGTTGTTCAAAGCCTTCGTGAATTGTATTGGTTTGATCTCTTAATCCTTTATTATAATCTGCAGATTGCTTTTCTAACGTGGATACTAATCGTCTGATAGCTTCTGGATCACCTTGTGATCTTTGTAATGCTCTTTCCTGTTCTGTGTTTGTAGTGCTTGAAACCAATCTGTTTATGTTAGCACCACTAGGTAAATTTACGGTTAAACCAGCTGTGCCAGCTCTACCGCCAGCAAAAAAGCCTGGCACGCCAATAGATGATAGTTCAGCAGCAACCGATGAATCAACAGGCATACCCTTTCTAATTCTCTCTGTAGGTATAACAACTTCGCTTCTTCCCTCTTCACCTATAAGACCTAATGTTGGTCTGTTGTATACATTACCTTTGGCGTTGCTTGGAACACGGCGGCGGCCGCCGCTGGTAAGACTTTTACTGAGTTCTTGGGCGGCTGTAACATCACCATCGTCAAATGTTTTCAGAACCTCTTCAAACCTTCTCATAGCAATGTCACGTTCTTTTTGATCCATTGCATCGCTCATAAAGTATTCGTTTTCAAGATTGCCTCTTATTCTTTCTATTTGATTTTCACTTAAAACCCCAGCCTCATAGGCCTTTTCTGCCTGTGCAACAAATCCCTTGTATTCCTGTTGTCCCGCAGATTCACCAAATAGATTACCAGTAGCGTCTGAAATTATTTGTGATAACTTCTTGCCAATAAAATCCATCATTTCATTTATTTTTGGTTGTAAGTGAACCATAATTTCATCAAACAATGATTTTATTAACGGTTTTGCGTGTTCTATTATGGTTCTAAAAGCAGCAGTTACCTTACCAACAAATGTTGTTTCTCCAGCCATAGCGCTCTGCAAAGCGCCACCAAAATCAGAGGCAGATTGTTTCATATCGTTTAATGCTGGTTTTATCTCTCGCGAAAGAAAACTTCCCAAATTATTAAAAGCAGGTAGAAGAACTTGTAGCGCAATGTTTTTAATATCGTCCATTATGGTGCTTGAATCATCTAATGCTTTTTGAATGGCATCTTGTTCACTAGAAGTTTTAGAGCTAGATTTTTCAAAATCTTTCATAACCCTGTCTAACTGTTTTAGATCAGCAACAGATAAGTTCAACGATGATGCAACTGATTTAAAAGCGCCAGGATATCTATTAATCATTGATATTGCACGTGGATTAGAAAAGGCTTTTTGTAATTCTTTCATAGCGCCCAATGTATCTTGGGTCTGGAACATCATAAACATCTTTTGAGCGTCAAGTTGACCACCAGTTAATCTGTTTATTTCAGCTACGTTTTCAACGGAAGATTCAATAGTACTAAAAGCATCAAGAGTGGAGTTTTGTTCTGCTAATGACTTACCCATCTTTGCAGCTAATACAGCACTCTTCATCAAGTAATCTTCACCTCTACCTAAGTAGATAGATGTTAAGTTACTATCATTAGAAATATCTCTCATAACCTTACGTGCATTAACACCAGATGATGAAGCGAAATTCATCATATTGTTTGTAAAAGACTCTACATCAGCAGCGGTAGCACCGAAACCCTTAACAAGTGTTTTAGCTAATACACCAGCTTCTTGGGCACTCATGCCAGTTGCTTTTGCAATCCTTGACATTTTCTCTATCATTTCACCCGTTACGTATTCCGCATTACCCAATGCGTCCGTAAGGGCTGCAGCTGTTTTTGCATTGTCTTCCAGACTTATTCCAAAAGCCAAAGTAGAAGCAGTGGCTTGTTCGACATTATCTTGAACAAACTTAAGATTTTTTCCTGTTAGGCCTGTATCGGTAGCTATTTGAGCAAAAACCTTATCAACCTCAAGAAGTTGTTTAATAATAAGTGACGGTATTGCAAGAACACCAGCAAGAGGTACTATTTTTTTAAAAATTCCACCTATACCTTTGCCGATTCCTCCAAAAGCATTTGAAAACACTTTTTTCAGGCCAGAACCTACACCTTTAACTATTTTTATGGGAAGGTCAACTATTAATGATTTAGATACTTTAAAAGGAATAGTCAAAAATCCTTTAAGTATTTTTTTAGGTAAATTTACTGCAAATTCTTTTCCCGACTTAGCTATATCAATACCAAACTTTTGTACTTTTGCAGTGGTTAAAGCCAGACCCTTAGTAAACTTAAGATTGATGTCTTTAAATGCTTTAAAGTTTTTTAAATCAAAGGATAGTTTTTGTTTATCAAATTTCTGCTGGCGAACTTGAATTAGTCTATCTATCTCAGATAGCTTTTTGGTCTTTTTAATAAACTCTTTTCCCTTGTTTAATTGTTCGTCCTGTTCTTCCTGTACAACTCCCATAGTCGCAGCAAGTTTATCAACTGTTTCATTTAGTCTAACTAAACTTTCATCTACATTTTTTAAAGGTTGACTCAATTTTTCTAGTTGATTTGCAATATCCATATCATTTTCTCTGGTAGGTGTATCAATACTAAATAAATATCCCCTTACTATGAAAAGTTAGTAAGGGGATACAATTTATTTCTTAGGTCTTGCTGATTGTTTATTGGCTTTTTCTTGTGCTTTATTTTGTTGATCAATAGTCCAATTTATTCTCTTTACCCACCAACCACGAAGATTAACTGGCATATTGTAAGCATCAGAAAAAGTTACTTTACCATGATAAACAACATCGAAAAGTTCTTTGTAAAATACCTCTTTATCATTCGTCAGGCCAAAAGAAGCCTACCGTGATCGGTATGTCTACCTCCCCTCTGTGTCCACAATGGACGCAGTTAAACTCTTGTTTCATATCAAGATCGGGAGTATTATCCTCCATATACTTTCTAATAGCACGACTATCTCTGACATTTAAACTTTCCACAAACTGGTTAATATAAGTGTGGTCAGTATTGCCTTGTACAGAAATAATAGTGTTTTTTAGTCGAGTAGTTACGTTTCTATCAACTGGAGAACGAGTGGTTTTTTTCAACTTTTCTTGTGCATCTGAAATTTCTTTTTCTTCTGCACTATTTAGAAACTTAAATTCTATTTCAGCACCTAAACTTGGTAATCTAAAAGGAAATCTATTTTCGCCTGGCTCAACAGGTTCTATATCTAGTGTCTTCATTTCCAACTGACTCAAATCAAAATCATACTTTGATTCTTCACCACATGAAGGACAAGTAATCTCCACACTATATTCTGGGCCATAACCACTTACTCTTAGAAAAGTAACAAGAGCATTTTTATCACCAGAAATAAGTTGTTCTGAGTTTATTCTTTTGTCTACGATACAGTTCTGTAAAACAGCGTCAATAGCTTTACCGCTACGTAACAGCGACCGTGAAGTCAAAATGTCTTCATCAGCCGCTGTCATATAACGTAGTTCAATTTCTTTTACATTATGTAATGGCGAGGTGGGTGGGTAGACCAAACCAAAAGAGGGAAGTGGTACAAACTCTGTCGGTATTCTAAATGGAGAAGTTTCGTTAGCCGTTCTTCCCATCTTTTGTGCTCGTTCTATACCCGCCATTTCTTCAGGCGTTAAAACCTCTTTTGTAGAATCATCAGTTTCCTTCAAATCTACATTAACTTCTGACATATGTTATTGTCCTTTGAAACCTTATTACGTTTTAGTATCTAAGTATACACTCATCCATACGAATAGTTAGGTCAATATTCATAACTTCACCAGAAGTCATATCATAATCACCAAATGTTGCGTCTGTAATAAATGCACCTCTAATTTCCCATTTTTCAACTGCAGCACCAACGGGGTCAAGTGCTATAAGATTAAAGTTCTTCTTGTAGAAAGCTGCATAACCATCTCTACCAGAAATTGTTTCGTGAGCCAACCGTGCCCATTCCATTGTCTTCTGAGCAGCGGAAGGTGCGATTGGATCATGTAAACCAAGTGTCATTGTATTCCACTCAAACTTACCAGCAAGGTATCTCTTTGAGTTTAGATAATCAATGGTAATTGTTTCCTGTGTAAAAGAGGGTCGAGAAGCCGTTCTTGCAATGTACGCTGGTAATGTATCATCAGTGAACTGAAACAAAAATCTATTTTGTCTCTTTGGTTCAAATGTATCAGCCAACATTGCGTTTACTTCAAATGGCTGTGGCATCCTTGTTCTCCATCTTCATTTAATTTTAATAAAATTCCTATAATAAATACACTGAGAGTAAAAAATATAACAAGGTGAGGCATAAACCTCACCCTATTATAGTATTATTTTTACTCACTAAAAGCAGCACCGTTAGGTGTGACAGTAAAGTCAAAGATAACAATTTCAGCAGCTGTGGTGGGCTTCAAGAAAATCTTACCCTTGATAATGTTTCTATCAATCAAGTCTGGTGTAGTAGTGGTTTCATCCAATACCGCTCTAAACTCGTTAATACCGTTTGCTGCCTGCACACTGGACAGATAGTCATTGACCTGTGTTAGCAGACGTTCTCTTGTAGCAACTGTGTTAGGCTCAAAGATAAAGAGTCTTGAGAAGCTAGCAATAGTCTTACGACATTCGATCATCATACGGCGAACATTAACTCTATCAAGAACTGACTGCTTTCTCTGTAGTGTCTTCTGACCGAAGATGACTATGCCTTGGCCAGGAAATGTAGCAATTGGGTTGACGTTGTTATTGTAAAGAGTGTCACGTTGTGTCTGTGTCAATCTTCTTCTAACTTCCAACACTTCATCCAAGCCACCACGGTTGAAACCAGCGGGAGCAAACCACGGTTGTGCAACTCTATCGTTGAATGCATAAGCACCCAAAACTGCTACACTTGGTGGAACGAATACTAGTTTGTTGTTATCAACATCGTTGATACGTACCCACGGATAGTAAGCAGCACCGTAGTTAGAATCAAACTTCAATGCCTCTGTTTCAGCATTGGCTACTGACAAGTTCAAACCAGAACCTGTTGCTGTTGTGTTTGCAATATCAATAAGTGCAAAAGCATCAGCACGGTTAGCACACATATCAACTAGACGATCTGTAAGAGCACCACCAGCAGAAGAGTGAATGCCTGGCATAGCGACAAGGTTGAAATCAACTTCATCGGGGTTAGAAAGAACTTTAATAGCAGTGTTGAAGTCACCAGACAATGTATCTGTGCCTGTTGAAACTTCTGTTTCCAACTGATTCTTTCTTGGATCAAATCCATCCCAACCACCAAACATAGGAACACTAAACCTTACCTTGTTTACTGTTGAGAAGTTACCAGAGCTACTACCCAACATATCAACAGATGTGTAGTTAGTAACACCAGCACTGCCAGGATAGTCAGCAGCAGCGGAGTATAACAATACACCGTTGTCACTTGCTGAGTCACCAGAGGCAGAAGTAACGGTCTTCTTAAGACGATCATTGAAACCAGTTGCATCAAAGTTGGGGCCGATAAAGATACGACCATCAACAGCAG